AATTAGCAGGAATATAAGGTAGTGCAGTATTACCTGCACCAACAACAACTCCTTGATTACCGGTTATTCCTTTAATCATACCATCACTTCATGTGTGCTGGTAACAAGTAACTATAATTTGCAAGACCACTATCAACTGTAATCTCTAATGCACCTGCACCATTGATACGAAATACTTTGTCACCTGGAAGATTCAAAATGCTGATTACATGTGTAACAGGCCATTTCAATTTCTTTGACAATGTACCAGTAACACCTGCTTGGAATACAAAGTTACCATTGTGTGTACTTACGTCACCAAAGTCAACATACAAATTACCATTTGCAGTACGTGTTGCAAATGTTTCTTCTTCACTGTGAACTTGTGACTGCTTTTTCAAACGCATAATGCTTTCCACACTAGGAACAAATTCAACATCCCAATCTTTACCTTTGTATGCAAAAATCTTTACTTGGTCATCTGCAATTTCTTTACTCATTAAACGATAGTCGTTTACAAAGTCACCATTCTTACTTTCAAAGTGAACAGACTCTGGAAGTGATGCACCATTGCGAACTACTGAAATTTTGCTGTCATCACCGTATTCGTCAAAACTTAGAATAGTTTTTAGTTTACCTAGATTTGGCATACCAAATGTACCAATGAAGTCTGGGCTAGCATTCTTAAAAGTTCCAGTAATCATTACTGTTTGCTTTTCACTACTGGCATTGATTTTAGTTTCTTGGTCAGTGCCTGTAATTTTAATCAAGTCAATAAAACCCAATGCACTTGTGTGTGCAATCATATCTTGCAAATAATCTTTCATGTTTTTCCTTTAATTTGTATAACTATTTAAATAGTTTGATTGTGTATTATAGATGGCTTTAATAACAAAGTCAACATCAATTTAACCATATTAGGCTAAACTGAATAAGTCATCAAAAGTTGTACTTACATCTGTGTTTTCACGAATCTTCCAATTCAGTCCACCCAATAAGTTATCAATCTTTTCATCTACTAGTGTTTGTTCCATTGCCTCATCATCGAATGGTAAGTCTTTGAACCATTTAGGTAATCGTAGTTCGTCAGTCGGGTAAGCAATACTTGTATAACCAAGAGGATTACTTCTCAATTTACATACGACCACTTTCATACCATCAACAATTTTCATACTATATTGGTCACCATTCATGTTACGTAAATAGTTATAGTTGATTGCCGCACGAACGTGTCCGGGCATATTTGTTTTACCCTCACGCTTTTCTTTCTCAGCATACATTGTTAACTTGTTTACTGATTTAGGTGAGCCTTTAGTCCAACTTTCTTGTTCTGACAATACTCGTTTAAACTCTTTTACTTTTTCAATAACTTCTTCACGACCACAACCATCTTGAATTACCATGCACAATACACTCATTAAGAACTCTTGTACATATTTAGGAGTGTCAGCACGTTTCAAGTCAAGACCCATAGCCTTAACATCACCCTTACTACCATTCATATCTTTGCGCTTGCCCTCTTTATCAAAGATATTGATAGCATAACGCTTTTTAGTAATAAAGATACTACGATCACCGATCAGTTCACGACCAGCCTTAATTATTTCACCATTCTTGCGAGGTGCATGAAATGCACGTTCCATAAATGCAGGGAAACTATCGTTTGCTTCGTCAGCAATACTATCATATAACTGAATACAAACATCTTTGTTCCAATCTAATTCACCATCATCTATTTGTTTCTTAAGTGATGGAAACGCAGTAAAATAACAACTATCAGTATCGCCATAAACAATAGCATCACCTTCATGTGTATATTTGCCTGTGACAATCTCATTGATTTGGCTCATCATATGACGAACAATCTGACGACCACACAATGTTACACTTTGACCAATACGCTTATCATAGAAGCGACAATGTTCATTCAACAATGCACCATAAGCACTGTTCAATAAAATCTTACGAACCAATTGACGCTTATCCCAATACTCACGATCCTCAACAGTAGTTGATTCACGTAATTTCTTTTGCATTTCTTTTCTGTCACTATACCAACGACTTAATAAACCAGGAACAACTCCTTCAGTTTCATATGTAAAGATTGTGCCATTCGCACTAAGCATCCAAGGCTTATGACTATCAAAGATAAGTTTCCATATCTCTGCTGCACTCATTTCTTCACTACGACCATCTTCATAGTCAAGTGTAAGAATAGTACCACGTTCTTGGTTCATAATAGCAGTATACTCTAATGCACCGAACAAACCCTCCCATAGAATAGCACCACCAACATCATCGTCGCCAGTTTTATACCTTTTCTTTTCTTGTGCTAATCTAAGACCCTTGTCTTTCATGTACTGGTTTGTAAGAGTTTGCCTAACTTGTCCGATGATTGTTTCACCTGCCATGTTGACCGCTCTAATAACCGAGGGGTAGAGCGAGTTAATATCGACTGCTCCGATATATTCGTGCATGCCTGTTTTGGGCGTAGCAACGAAGGCACCTGCTGCTTGTTGTTCGTCTTCATGTTCACTCCTATGTTTCTTGTCTGGCACCATTAATCCACGTGCGTGGGCTTCATTAAAGATAGCCATTTCAATCATTGCTACCGAACCCATTACTGTTGGCATTAGTACAGTGTTCTCATGCGCTAGTTGATTGGCTAATTCTAAAAACTTTGTCTTGCGATGAATCTTAACCAACAACATGGTGTCTTGTCTGTTGTATTCAATAAACTTTTTAAAGTCTTTGTTGTACAATTGGTCAAGTGTACCTTCATATTGTGTTTTATTTTCACCAACTTCCATTTCACCAATAGCATCTAGTTTATAACTATGGCGACTTTCATAGTTGTATTTCTTATACAATTGTAGATAGTCTAAATGAATGCGACCGACCAAATCATATGTTGTTTCTTCTTTACCAAAACGTTCATACTTTCTTGGCTTGGGTAACTGACCCATTAAACAGAACTTGCGAGTATCATCCTTACTCATTACCCGGGTAACACGATTTACCATATAGGGGATATCATAGCCCTCTGAGTTCCAACCAGTCAATACATCAGCATCTTCAATCAATTGAAAGAACACATCAAACATTTCCTTTTCAGTACTAAAAAGCATGGTGTTATCAAATTGATTTATAATCTCATTAGCAGTCTCAGCACTCATGTGTTTGGGTGCAATAACTAATGTGACTATTTGATCTAGCCAATCTAGATAACAACTGATTGCAGTAACTGGATTGAATGGATCATCCGTTGGACTGAACCCCTTCTCAGGATCAAAGTCAACTTCAATGTCAAAGAAACAAGTGTGAAGTTTAGGTGCGTCTATATTAAGATAGTTCTCACTAAGGCAACGAAAGACAACATTAACATCACTTTCAAACAATGATTTGCCATGATACATTCGTCTTTCTTTTTCAAACTCGGTACGCTTGCGTGTACTAAATCTGCTCAGTGAATCACCATATATACTGCGAAACTTACCTTTCCTATCTGGGTAATAGAAAACATAATTTGCAGGGTACTCATTGAAATAACGCTTACCGTCATTTCCGCGTTCTACTACATAAATTCGATCTTCATCCCTTGCATGGATGGCATCCACATAACTCAAAGTGTTTTTCCTACAGTTTCTAAAATAGTATTGAGTTCTTCGTTGTCAGCATTGGTCTGTGTTAGACTTGCTTTATGGGCAACACGAATTGCCTTTTTAAGTACACTAGGTTTTACTTCTAGTTCTTCTGCGATTGCCTTTACAGTATCGCTTAGTCCCTCGTTAAGGGTATCAATCTCATGTAAGACAGTCATGCCTTCATTAATGAGTTGTGTTAATTTGATTTTTTGATCGCCGCTGAAAATTTTAGCTGACATAAATTCTCCTATAAAGTAGTTATTATACACTAACTACACAGAGAAATCAACTATTATTGGAACATTTCGGGGTGATCTTTACCGTATACTTTGATGTACTTGCCAGCAGCCATATCCGCTAACATTTCAATTGGGCTACCTGGATAACTATCACCATCTTTAATCATGTTCAATTGCATTTGGCGATGATGTGTTAGTTCATGAAATATGGTACGGAAGATATCAATCATATTTCTGTTACCAACATATACCCAAATGTTATTACCTTTATGTACACCGGTGTGATGTCCTGCTTGTGCTACTTCAGTATTTTTACTGATTGTAATCTTTGGATAAGGCTTTTGCATGTTAAGTGTTTTATACGACCACTTAATAAAGTTT